CGGCGTATTACATCTACATCATCGGCCAGACAGCGCAGACCATCACCAGTATCACCAATAGCGGTACGACCGCCACGCTCACGACAAGTTCGCCGCACCTCCGTTATACAGGCGAGACGGTGACGGTATCTGGAGCAACGCCTTCGGCCTACAACGGGACGTTTGTTATCACCGTTACGGGCGCAAACACCTTCACTTACACGATGCTGTCCAATCCGGGCGGCAATGCAACGGTGGTCGGCTCTTATGCCGTGACGGCTTCATTCCTGACCTCGTCAACAAATCTCGTCGGTACACCCATCGACATCACGTTTGGCGACAGCTACGGCATTCTTGGCTTTGTGGACGGCAAGTTTCAGATTACGGCTTCCTACGACTTCACGACACAGGACGCGCTGGATTACGCAACGGCGGAATCGAACCCTGACGGACTGGTTCGGCTGATATATGACCACGGCGAGCTTGTGTTGTTCGGCAGTCAAACCACGGAGTTCTGGAGCAATACGGGCGGCCAGGACTTTCCCTACTCGAACCAGCGCGGCTCGACCCTGCAGTTCGGTCTCGCGGCCAAATGGTCGCTGATCCAATATAACGACTCGATTGCGGGCCTGTTCAAGAACAGCATGGGACAAGTGCAAGTGATGATGATGCGGGGCCATGCCATTGTCCCGATCAGCACGCCAGAGATCGACTCAATCATCAACGGCTATGCGACCGTCTCTGATGCTACCGCCTTCGGCTACATGTTGGGCGGACATCCCATGCTCGAAATTAACTTCCCAAGCGAAAACGCATCTTGGTTGTATGACGGAAGCACACAAATGTGGTCGCCGCTCGAATCTGGCTTGAATGGCGACCGGCACCGCGCCGAAATCCTGGTGGATTTCCTCAACAAGCCACAGGTGTCCGATTACTCGAACGGGAACATCTACACGCTCGATGCAGATACGTACACCGACAACGGCACGCCTATTCCGCGTGAAATCATCTCAAAAACGATATTCGCCGGCGCAAACAAGCGCATCGCAGTTCATCGCGTAGGCGTGGATTGTGAGACAGGTAACGGACTGGCAAGCGGGCAGGGTTCAGATCCGCAAATCATGCTGCAAATCTCCAAAGACTCAGGCCGCACATGGGGCAATGAGATATGGGTATCGATGGGCAAGATCGGCGAGTTTGTTCGCCGCGCCTACTGGACGCGCCTCGGCTCGGCCTATTTTTGGACACTCAAGTGGCGCATTACGGATGCGGTAAAAGTCGTGCTGACCTTCACAGACGCAGATTCTGAGGTGCGCAATTGAAAGTCAACGCGCCTATTACCGAAGTTGTTGGAAACGGATGGACGCAAGGCTGGACGAACTTCTTTGCGCAACTGGTTCTTGCCGTGGGCTGGGTGCGTGGATGGTCGTACAAATTCACGCTCGGTTTCCCGTCCGTGGCAGGCAACTCACAATCACCAGGGCAGTACGTGACGATTCCCGGAACGAAGCAAGGCGACGCCGTGACGGTAACGCCCTATAGCGAGACCGCCGGGATTCTCTACAAGGGCATTGTTACAGGTGACGACACGGTGACGATTTACGCCATCAACTTCACCACCGGCGCGATTGATCCTGCATCAATGGATTTTCGCGTCGTCGTCATCCAGAACTAAAAAACGCCACTCAACGCAAAGCCACCTTCGGGTGGCTTTTTTTATTGGAGCCACAGATGGCAGTCAAATTAAGTCCTGTCTTTAATGGTCAGGAAGTGGACGCGAATGGCGATCCGGCAATCGGGTACAAGTTGTTCACATACACAGCAGGTTCATCCACTAAGCAGACAACCTATACCGATAAAGACGGCCTCGTTCCGCAGACGAACCCGATCATTTTGGATTCGCTCGGCTATCCCACGAACGGCCCAATCTGGCTAACCGTTGGACAGACCTACAAGTTCGTCCTTGCACCCTCTACTGATACCGATCCGCCGACCTCGCCAATCAAGACGTTCGATGGTGTAACGGGCGTCAATGATGCGTCAATTTCCGTCAGCCAATGGCAGGCATCTGGCGTTACGCCAACCTATGTTAGCGCCACAAGCTTCGCGTTGGTTGGCGACCAGACTACTGACTTCCATAAAGGACGACAGCTTCAATTCACTACATCAGGCGGGACCGTCTACGGAAAGATAACCAACTCAGTATTCACCACGCTTACGACCATTACGGTCTTTATCTATAGCAGTGGTGCGCTGGATTCTGGCCTATCGGCTGTTAATCTGAGCATTCTCCGCGCCGATACACCTGCACTGCCCAACCCGATTGAGATGTTGCGCAGCACCGTCGCGGCAACAGCAACAACTACCCCCATATGGGATAGGGGAAACGGCAATATCCAAGACTGGACCGGCACGCCAACCATTACCGATTTCCCCGCAGCACCTCAAGCCGGTGCGCAACGTGAGATATATCCAGCAGCAGGAACCGTCATCACCAACGCGGGAAACATGAGCGTACAAGGCAATGCGAATTACACCGTAGCGTCTGGTGACAAGTTAATCATCACTGCTGTTACAACCACTACGTTTTACGTGGAAGTTGAGAGAAAAGATGGGCTACCTATTGTTCCAACGTCTTTTGCGACTACCTCAGAGTTGGCGATCGGAACGGCAACTGGTAAGGCTATAGATCCGGCAATACTGCGAACGGCAGACATCGTTTCATATCCGAATGTTCCAACTACATCCGGCACTTTCAAAGAATCTATCAGCGTTCCAGTCTGGGCAAAGAAAATTGAGGTTTTACTTTCTGGTTTCAGCACAAGCGGTACGTCTTTCCCTGTTGTTCAAATCGGCACTAGTTCGGGATTAGAGACAAGTGGGTATAGCAGCGGTGCAAGCACGACAGTGAACGCCGCTAACACTGCCGGCACGGTTAGCGCAGTGGGCTTTCTATTATCTGGAGACTGGGCAGCTAACATCGTTATGCATGGCAAGTTGACGCTCGATTTGATCGATCCTGATAACAATGTTTGGGTGGCAACGGGCACCTTTGCTCGAAGTAACTCCGGAAGTGCAAATTATTGCGCTGGTTCAAAGCAGTTGGCCGGAAAACTAGATCGAGTTCGGGTTACGACTATTCTCGGCACAGATACTTTGGATGGCGGCTCGTACACGCTTCGCTTCCGTTAAATTGGAGAAATTATGGGCTGCTGGATCACGCCAGATGGAAATTACTATGAAGGCATGCACGTTGCTAACGGCTCTATTGAGGTTACGCCGAGGCCGTCCGACATGCACGATTGGGTTGACGGCGCATGGCTTCTAAATATCGGCGCCGTACGTTTTCTGAAGATTCAAGCGCTCAATGATGTGTATGAGTCAGACAGGGATAAGCTCAACAGAGCATGGCTGTCCGCCATGATCGCTGATGGAGCCGATGAGACGGTAAGGAAGGCTGCAATTGAAGCGCAAATGTCCGATCTGGACGCGCAATTAGAGGCCGATATTCTGGCCGTTATCATGGAGGAATGAAATGGACGATACGAACAAACCAGAAGAGAAAATTGCTCAGGAAGCAGCCGCAATGGCGATTCCGCAGTTCTGCCCCCGTGACGGATCCATCCTTGTCGAGGGAGAGAGGTTTGGTTATGCGGCGTGGGTCTGCCCTAGCTGTACATACTGGAAGCTTAGATCCTAACCGCATCACAAAATGACCAAGCCCGCCTAGTGCGGGTTTTTTTACGCCCCAACCAAACGACGCCATGCCAGACATCGACAAAGACACGCAGAAAGAAATCATCAAAGAGGCCATCAAGGAATGGCTCGATGAAATGTTTACCGCCTTCGGTAAGTGGTCTCTCGGCTGCTTGATGGCCGCCGCCTTTGGTGGTGTGGTTTATCTGGCGCTTATCTCCCAAGGATGGAAGAAATGAAGATGACACTCACCCGTGACAAAAGCACGGAAAAATCCACCCCCGGCATGTTGGCGATTGATGGTCAATTCGAGTGCTACACACTGGAAGACGTTGTACGGGCGTCGAAGATTCGCGGTGAGACGGCGATTCCAGCAGGGGAATATGAAGTCGCCCTGACCATGTCGCCACGCTTTAAACGCATCCTCCCGTTGCTGGTGAGCGTCCCTGGCTTTGACGGAATCCGCATCCATCCTGGCAATACAGACAAAGACACTGAAGGCTGCATTCTGGTGGGGGAATCGAAGTCACGAGACTTCATTGGCTCAAGCCGGGTTGCCTTCATGCGCCTTTTCAACAAGTTGGCCGATGCGAAAGAGGCCGGCGAGCGAATCACCATCGAGATCAAAGGAGCCTGATATGGATTTTCTAAAGACGCTTGCGCCAACGCTCGCAACGCTTCTTGGTGGCCCGCTCGCCGGATTGGCGGTTGAAATGCTCGGACCAAAGCTCGGTATCACTGATGCGACCAAAGACAAGATCACGGCAGTTTTGCAGAACGGCCAGCTTACCGGCGATCAGATCGTCGCTATTAAACAGGCGGAGTTGGAAGCAAAGGCAAAAGAAGAAGAACTCGGCTTTAAGTTCGCAGAGCTGGAATTCAAAGACCTAGACAGCGCCCGTCAGCGGGAAATGGCCGTCAAGGACAACACGAACAAGGTTCTTGCATACACCATCGTCGGGTCGTTCATCGCTATGATCGGGGCCACGTTGCTTGGCTGGGCGAAGGTCGATAGCGCGCTGACGGGAACGCTGGTTGGTTATCTTTCCGCCAAGGCAGAGCAAGTATGCGCGTATTATTTTGGATCCACCAAAGGAAGCGCAGATAAAACTCGATTGCTGGCAGGGAAGTAGAATATTTGACCGCCCTTAGCCAGTGAATATGGCTTTTTAGCTCTCCCTGATAGTGATATATTTCTCGAAAAACACAATCGAGGGAATGATGACTGCGCTAATCAATAACCATAAGCAGGAAGTAGCGTCCGGGGAGCGATTCGAATTTGGCGCAAATTGGTCAAGGTTTCTACGCCTTGTGAATGAAGACCGCATTCTGTCAGCAGAATCATCGTTGAAGTTGATGCTCGGCGTTAGCACTCTTGCTGGTAAAACGTTTCTCGATATTGGGTCAGGAAGCGGTCTGTTTAGTCTCGCCGCTCGAAGAATGGGGGCGAAAGTGCATTCATTCGACTACGACCCGAATTCCGTCGGATGCACAGCAGAGTTGCGGAGGCGTTTCTTTGATAGTGACCCCGATTGGACGGTAGAGGAGGCGTCCGTATTGGACACCGAATACTTAAACCGCTTAGGAACCTTCGACGTTGCGTATTCATGGGGCGTTCTGCACCATACAGGGTCTATGTGGAAAGCACTTGATAGTGCTGGTGCGCTAGTGAAAGACGGTGGTTTATTATTCATTGCCATCTACAATCGGCAACGGTTTGCCACTAAATACTGGTCATTCGTGAAGAAAACCTACAATCTACATGTGGTGACGAGGCCATTATTCATCTGCATCCACGCCATATATCCAACGATTCCTAGGATTATCCTGCGAACGATCAAGAGGAAAAATCTCCGTAGAGGAATGAGTATCTGGCGCGATCTGATTGACTGGCTAGGGGGCTATCCGTTTGAAGTAGCCGCGCCAGAAGAAATATTCGATTTCTACAGAGCTAGAGGGTTTGCGCTTGAGCGGATGAAGACTGTAGGTGGCGCTCAAGGCTGCAACGAATTCGTTTTCAAGAATACGAAGTAGAGCAGCGGGTTATGCAGTCACCGGAGATGGTGGAGCCTCCGGTGACTGATTCCCCGCCTTATTCACATCCCACGTGACCTGATACCACTCGAATGAATCGGTTGGCAGGGCGACATTCTGCACGAATTCCTCTATCTCGTCTTTCGGACGGGTCAAATCTATCCATATTCGCGCATCGTCTGCTGTCAGGACAATCGGCCGGCGATCGTGTACGTCCAACATGCCGCCGGCTGATTCGGTCGTGAGCAGCGCCGCGCCGGCGCCGTATTCCTGATCCTGCAATTCCGGCTTGCGGCCAGTCAGTGCCGCGATGAATACCGGCTCGCCGTCGCTACGCTTGATAAACCACGGCTGCTTATCGCCTTTCTCACCAGTCCATTCGTACCAGCCATCTGCCGGCACGATCGCCCGGCCGGTCTTCCAAAGCGCACTCCAAAATACCGAGTTCGATTTCTCGATCGTCGCATTGATCGTCGGCGGCATCTTTTTCGATTCGTGCCATTTGGTCTTGTATCCCCAGCGCAGCACGTCCGCTTTCTGCTCGCCGGCCAGCGCGTGCATCGTGACCAGGTCAGTTCCAGGTGACAGATTGAAGCGCCGCGGTGGCGGCATGTAATCGAAGATCGCGCTATCGGGCATGCCCATGCTGCGCAAATAATCCATGACGTCGCGAGCCTGTGATATTCGTCCGCACATAAATCCCCCGTTTAGGGTGGGACTTTATCTCATGGCGAGAGTTCGCATATACTGTATATCCATACAGTATAGGTGGCATGATGGAACCAGAATGCATTGAGCGGTTGTACTTCGTACGGGTTTTGTGCCCGATCAGAAAGAAGTGGTACACCACACGGTGGCGGATGACCGAAGCGGAAGCGACGGAAAAATTCGCTGTCGAGCAATATGAAATTCAGTGGTCTACCGTCGAAGAGCGGAGGTGTGGCGGCGATCCAGATCGCATCACGCCTAGCGCATGGATGACGCGGAATAATGTATACGGCGGGAAGGGGCGAGGGTAGGTAACCAACCACGTGGAATCAACCGCGTGTTGGAAAATTCTACGCACCGTTGGAAAATGTGGATAACTTACTTATCCACAAGCTGCAAGTGCTTGAAATACAAAGAAAAGTGGGGTGGCCGATGGGGCTCGAACCCACGACAACAGGAATC